CAGGAACTGCTACCTATACTGGTTTCTACAGCGGATCTTATTCGCAGTCGTTCTCAGGAACCTATTCTGGTGCGACCATTCAAGCGACCAAAGACACTATCTCAACAGTATATTTGTGGGTAAAAACTGCATAAATCTATTGACTTTGTAGCAATTATTATATATACTGTTAACATGACTATTATTTCTAATGGAGAATTGAATTGATTAATACCTCACCTGTAGTTACTCGCAAGATCGAAAATCCTTATTGGGCGAACAAAGAACGTCAGCATATTATCGCTGAGTTTTTCTATCCTGATACCAATAAGCGTGTTACTGCATCCATCATGAATGATGGTACCAATCGTGACTACGAAGAAGTGATGCGTCTCTTCAGTATTGGGCAGATCGATGCCAATACTGATCGGCGCATGGAAGATCGCAACCAACAAATCAAACAAAATCTTGAACGCCAGAAGGTTGACAAGACTCGCATGCAGCAAGAACAGTTGTTCGCTGCTAAGTTGGATGCCTTCGAAATCGATGTAGTCAAGAACTCTAAGAATCGCGATCTAAAGTCTAAGATTCGCAAGTCTAAGACTTTCATGGAAGTCACTGCATATACAGTAATGCTACTGATGCAGGAAGAAACGAATGCCGAATAATGGATTCTTATATGTTGCCACTCGCCGCAAAGGTTATTACAGGGCAGCAAGAAACTCTGCGATCTCATTAAAGGATTATTATCCTGATGCGCATATTACATTCTTCACACACGAAGAATGGGTGCAACCATCCGACTATGAGATCTTCGATAACGTAGTAACCGAAAATGTTCCTCGCGATAAACGAGCAAAACTTTGGGCGCTCGATCAGACACCATACGACCTGACTGTTTATATGGACTGTGATACCGAAGTTGAACACGAAGATATTCAAAAGATCTTTGAGCAGATCCCAGACGACATAGACGTATTATTCACTGCGAATCGCCCATATAATGCAGCGCTGACTAAGTTATCTGAAACTGAAGAGATGACCGAACATTGCGGTATTTTCTTATACCGCAATAATCCTCAAACATTGAAGATGATGCGTGCTTGGTATGATGAATACTGGGAACAGAATAAACCTGATTGGGATCGTAAACATTATCCTGCTGGGGCATTGGAATGGGACACATTTACAATGTGGAGGTTATTAAACTTGTTTGACTTTGGCGTCAAAACAGGCAGATTTCCCGACCCTGATGCTCGATGGAACTTTGTTTCTGGATATAGAGAAGAAGAACTTCAGGGGCAACCAAGAGTGATCTATCACTATACAATCCCCACGGGTTTGCAAGATTTTTGAAGGTTATTAATTGATGTTACAATTTACAAATTCAGTTTCCAAAGAACTAACTGACATTCTAGATCCATTCACAGAATGGTTCTTTGCTCAAAATGATCAACATCTTGTCCTCGGTCCACAAGAAATGCAAGATAAGCGTCGTGGTGGATTGACAGTCGACACTGCTACTGATGAGCAGTATATGAATCATATCGTCAATAAGGGACACAATCACGTTGGATTTCCTGATGTTGCATGGTGCACTGACATGTCTCAGGCACATGGACAACCATGGTTCCCTTCTGAGTATGGCAGAAGGCAGCAAGAAACTAATAAAGAATTGATCAGTTATCTTGGCGCAAGAAATAATGCTGTGTTTACTTACTATCCCGAGAATGGTTTTATGGGATGGCACACCAACTGGAATGCATCGGGATACAATATTCTGATCACATATAATGCAGAAGAAAATGGTGGGTTCTTCCGCTATTTGGATCCAGTCACAAAAGAAATCGTAACTATGGTTGATCCTGTTGGTTGGTCATGCAAGGTTGGTCACTTTGGCGATCGCAGCGATCCAAACAAAATCGTATATCACTGTTGTGGTAATACTGCTAAGAGATTGACACTAGGATATGTTGTGCCGCATCTAGAAATTTGGCGGTCAATGATTGAAGATATCTCAGGTGAAGATGCTTCTCACTTTTCCTGAGTACTTTTAACTTCACTATATTTTGTGAGTAGATCCTCTAGGATAGTCAACTGCTCGTGCATTTTTTCAATATCATCTAATAACTTAGGAACTGCAATTCTTGCTCGCTCGAGGATTGCAGTTTCATAGTTTTTAATTCCAACATTTGTAGCAGACTTAATTCGACGGTTTCTAAATAGTGTTTTAATTTTACTAATTAACGATGGAATTTTTGGTGTCATGTTTAATTGAATCATGTGTTGATTGTTGCGCTGATCAGTTGCCTGTTGTCGCATCTTTACAATTTGTTCTTCTTTTGCTCTTTCCGCTGCTTCTTTTTCACGGGTAAGTCTTTGGTTTTCTTCGCGTAAATTTTGCAACTCAGCAGAAATTCTAGATTCCTCTTCTGCTTTCTTTCGCTGCAATTCTTCATATTTTTCTTGTGCGATTCTTTCCCTATCAAGTTCTTCTTGAGAAGGTTCAATAATTTCAACTTCGATAATTTCTTCTTGGAAATTTCCTTCGATCCATTCTTCTGCAACCACTTCCTCTGGTGGAGGTGGTGCTGATACTAAAGGTTCTGGAATATGATCTTGTGGTGGTGGTGCCACGACTCTTGCTCTACCCATATTATTTTTTCCCTATTACCATAAACCGATCGAACTCGACCTTACCATCCCAACTGTAATATGACTGCTTAATAGATCCCTCGTAGAAAACATCAGTAACTCCAACATTCTCAATATGCTCTTCGAGTGTTGGAACGCAATTGATGCCATACATCTCTCTAAAAACATTTGACGATTGACAGGCAAAGATACAATCTGGATTTGCTGTTGTCATTTTCTTTAGAGGATACATTGCCTCACACCCGATAGAAATTACTACATCTGTTTCTAATGCATTGATATCATGATATGCAAACGGAATATCCCAATTGATGTGATTGAGTTCAATTCCTCTCTCGTTGTTATAGTAACGATTGAAAACCTTAGACAGTTCTAATGCATCTTTATCAATATCGATCAAGTTGAGTTTCTTGACATTTAGATTTTCGCAGAGAAGTGGAACTAAAGGAAATCCCAACCAAGAATTTAGAATCGTTATATTCAATGGATCAGGACCTCGAGTAAGTCTCTGTAAGTTTTCTACTAACCAAATGGCAGCATCCATTGTATTTGGATTCATAGATTTACGGAAATCGTCATGCTTATACGGCATTTCGTGGGCGATCTTATCTAATCCGTCGCCCCAGTTTCGGTAATTATTTAAGTAATTATAATTTAACATCTTGTGGTCTTTCCATTGAATCGTATAAACAAATAAGTGGTTCTTCGCGGAGGACTTGTTCCCGCACATCAATTGGCCACATGTATCCGTAGTTGTAACTATACACCCAACCATCTGGGAAAAAATTAATTTTTAATAGTTGTTCTCTCTTGTGCCCGAATAGATTATCAAGACCGCGATAATGAAAAAACATTTGATCAGGATAATCTGTGACAAACTTGGTAATCTTATTGACATCCAATCTATCGTTCCACCTCAACACGCTGGAATTTAGATCTGTATATGCACGAGGAATATCTTTTGTGTCTCGTTTCATTTTTCTCATGTCGTGCCAATGGGTGCGAACAAATGTCAGTCCATCTTCTGGGTCATGATCAACGATGCAATCAATATTGTTTTGAATTTCAATATCAAGATCCAGGAAAAGTTTTTCTCCATATTGGGGTACAACTCCTCGATCAAACAAATACAATTTGTTCCACCATTTTTCATAGTAGTTATCTTCGGGGAAGGGAATTACTATAACATCACGATGCAATCCAATCGGATGTTCAGTCAAACAGTAAAAGTCGAAATCAGTTGTTATATGTTTTCTGCATTGTTCAAGAACACGATTAACATGTTCTGAATCATATTTGAACCCCCACTTAACTGTGTAAATACTAATCATCAAATATTCCAATGCTCTAAAAGATCAGGGTCGACGAGCGACTCCTGTTTAACTTTGCCTCTGCTGTTATCTTGAAATGGTAACAAGTCAACATTAAACACACAAAGGATACAGTCCTTTCTATATATGCCTACTTGCAAATCACCTTCGTGCCAGTTACGACCACGATTGTATGAGTAAGCAAATGTGCTTGGGAAGTGTGCCCAAAGTGGAGTATCACTAAAGTCACCCCATCGCCAACTATGATAGTTGTCAGTTCCATCGGTGAACGTGAACCAAATACGCTCTTGATGTTCTAGAACATCCTGCCAGATGCACTCTGTCTGATCATCTGACCAAACCATGCAACTACCATTAGTGTAAGCACCATGCGCCAACTTAAAGTTTCGAGTCTTCATGGGTCGAGGGTCTTGCCACCACGAGCGTAACTTGGTAGGATTCTCTAGGTCATAAGTGATGATCGGCGACAAATCATTTTGAATGATAACATCAAGGTCGAAAAAGACAAATCTTCCAGTGGGTTTATCGTCTGCGAAGTTATGTGTATTGAAGATGAACGTCTTTGGTCTGTCCCAACAACGTGCCATGCCGTATTTGAAATCCTCAGATCCAAACCAGTATTTCGGATGGATGTTGGGAATGTCTGGGAAGTCGATGACTTTAATTTCATTATCAAAACCTTCGCTGTTATCTGTATAGCAATAGAAATGGAACTCAAAATTATCAGGGGTGTGCTTCTTTGCCATTCTATAAAGACGGTTGACAAACTCAGCGGAATACTTTGTACCCCATTTACAGCAGACGTAATTAACTCTCATTTCCACAATCCAATAATATTTTCATCTTGGCAATCTACCAGTTCTATTTGCTCTTTGGCGGAAGGATGAGGAACATTATCTGTATTGAACAAGCAAATCTTAGCATCGGGTCGAAACTTAAATCTTTCAATGTCATCTGGATGATGCTTTCCTCGATTCCAAGAATAGATCCATCCACCTGGAATATCTTTCCAGAAGTCTCTCTGCCTCCAGTAATGATAATTATCGCTTCCCTTG